TCCTAACTTTAGGTACTCATCACAGAACTTTTTCTGCTTAGGTGTTAGCTTATCCTTAGGCACATTTAACCACCACCCTTTTCTTTACTGTCTCTTTTCTCCCTGTGTTCCATTTGACACTTAATCATCTGTAGTACATTTGTCCTCTCCGTATGTATCCCATGTCCTTGACGGAATAGTTCACACTGTAAGATGTTCCCACAATACGTACATTCATCTGTTATCTCTCTGTTTGCAATCCTCAAGGCTTCACCTCGTCCCATATTTCTTTCAGACAATTCACTATTTCAAGCTGTGATGTTGTTCTGATCAGTTCTAAATCTTTCTCTTTCCACTCTCCATGCCTGTCTCTTCCTAGTGCCGGAGTAGATAATATATAGATGTTGATGAGTCTGTTCTGTTCAGCTGAATAGAATTGTCTCTGACTGTACTTTATGATCAAGCCTGTCTGCAAGATTGCTCTCTGTAGCTTCTTGGATATTCCATTGAGATTCACCTTTCTGCCTCCAAAATAAAAAAAGATTCCACACATGATACAATGTCTCTTATATCATTGTACCTATGTAAAATCTTTTTTTTGTACCCATATTTAATTATTTCTCTGTTTTCTTGGAATTAACTCTCTGTAGCTTTTGTAATTACTACTCTATTTTCATCGATTGTCAATGTAACCGATCTATCGTCCGGTGTGACTCCAAGTGCCTTGATCGCATCCATCGGAAGTGAGATTCTGCAAGTGTATGCGTTCTTGCTTGCGTTTCCACCAGCTTTTGCGAACATGACGTTTCTTTCAACTTCTTTCATTGTATCATTCACTCCTATCAGCCTCTTGTCTCTTCGTATGTTCCATCATCATAGAAGAAGATTTGGCAGTGCATAAGTTGTTCCCAATCCTCGCCAGTAGAATTTCCAAAAGGGTCTTCGCTCTTTCTTAACACTGTTGTTTCTAACCGCACTTCTCCGACTCCATTTTTGCGATCATCTGCTACTACTTCCCATCCAAGTTCTTTTAATTTGTTTAATCTTTCGATTCCTGTGTTTGCCTTCATAATTCATACCTCCTCGTCCTTTTTTATTTTTGTTCTATATTCATTTCTTTCTTCTATCAGTTTTTCGATATTTGCGTTAATTCCACGTTTTATTTCCGCTCTGTACTCAATTATTTTCGTATTTTTCTTTCGGCAATAATCGGAACATGTGTTTGTTGCTGTATTAGAAGAAAAAACACGTCCGCAATATACGCAGATTTTCTTTTTCTCTTTTCTTCGTTCTGCTTTTTTTATGTCTTGTCCAGATGCCTGGCCATATCCTTTTTTGTGTTCTCGTTGCCATGCAAGTACCGCTTCTCTTTGGCACTCGTCCGAACAATATTTTTGCCTTCCGGAATTAACAACATATTCAGCTCCACACAATTTGCACTTGTCGATACTTCCGATTGGTCTAGTTGCACCTCCTCTTTTTCTTGCTCTTTCGTTTGCTTCTCTTTGCCTTATTCTGCGACAGTTCGGACAATAGGATGCACGTGGACCTCCCAAAAATTCAGCTCCGCACGATTTACACGTTCTTGTACGCATAACATTACTTTTTATAACTTTCGCACACTCATCGCAATATGTTTTGTCCGTTCCTCCGTAAAAAAGCTTTCCGCATTTTATACAAGCTCTTTTTGTCCTTTTCATTTTTTCTCCTTTATTACAATACTGCAATCACTTCTGCTTCTTTGATAATGATTTCGTCAACGTCATTTCCATATTCCATTGCATTACCGCCGATTAAGTATATTTTGTCCCCTTCTTCAATGTAAGATTTTATGGCTTCAAGCATTTCTTTGATGTTGCTCTCAGATATTTCAAGTGCACATGTTCCATCAAGTTCTCCAGCGTCATAGAATCCAGCGTAAACACCGTCTGTGATGTATGGATATAACAACTCTGTGCAGGCAAAGTCTGCGTACTGAGGATCCTGGAAAAGCTGATGTGAATTATCCATTACTTCACCAATCTGATAATCTCTGCTGTCTGCTCTAATTCCGATGTAATCATATTCTGCTTTCTCAATGATATTTCTGATTTCTTCGATTGTCATTTTCCATACCTCCTTGAATTTGCTTCTCTTCTTTAACTGTCTTTATTATAGCGTATTGGACACCAATAGTCAACCACTTTTATGAATTTTTCAATAAAAAAGACTACGCTTTTACACGTAGCCTTTCTAGTCTTACCGTATCTGTAACATCAGTTCTTTCTTGCTCATTTTGATCTAAATGCGCTCGTTCAACGCCTTGCGGTGAACATATATTATATATATCCTTACCTAACCTAACCTGGGTAGGACAAATGCCTACCGTCTGTCCGTCATTTGGCAGACAAGTGGTAGACATTTGGTTGCCAAACCTAGATTATCGGTCTTCCCAGTAATGTCATTAATCTGTTGTACTCTTCAATCACTTTTCGTCTGTATCCCTGGAAATCCTTTCTCTGCATCGGAATGTATTCCCTTTTGCAGATATTATCGTATCCAAGTCCTGTTGTCAGATTGATGAAGAGGAAATTTGCTATCTCCGGCTTTACGTTCTGACAGCTTTGAAGAAGAAGGACTTGCTCATATCCAGTGGCTTTCCGGCAGTAGTCAATTATCTTCTTCCCTTGCTCATGAGTGATGCCGTAATCACTCAAATATGTTTCTCTCACGCTCAATGGTATCCACCTCCCACGCATGCTTTTATATCTATCCCAACTCTTGTCAGTCATTCATTCGGATCTTCTTGCAAATAATCACCTTGTGTCCTTATCAGCTTCCTTGCCTGATATGCCGGACGGTTAAACTCTTCGCTCGCTTTCTTGTCTACCGGTCTTTCTGCCATTCCACCATAATGCTTTTGCAGATTTGCTTTAATCTCTGCCTGGCATCTTCTTGTTTCTGTACTTCTTTTCACTGTTCATCACTCCAATCCAATCTCTGACCGCATCTTTCATCTATACATCACCATCCGCTCTATGTAATGATCTGTCAACACTAAACCCTTCCGGATATCTTGCTTTGAGCTTATCTACGTTCATCTGCATGATTTCGTCCATATTCCAACCGAACGATTCGCACATCATAGCCACATACCAAAGCACATCTCCCATTTCTTTCTTTGCGTGTTCCATATCCAATTCTTTTTCATGGAAAACCCACTTCTTAATCATGTCATTGAACTCACCGACTTCTCCAGACAATCCAAGGCATGCATTGAAAATACCGCCTAAATCTAAGTGCTGTTCATCTTCATACACAAGATTCTGTGATAATAAGTATTCCATATCACATGTCAACATGCATTCAAGCAGTCTTTTTGTTGTTTTCCCGTCATTTGTTCTCATTGCTAATTTCTGATATTCATTTGCTTTCATTATTCTCTTCCTTCCCGTTTTTCACCAATTCCTAATCTTCTCCACTTACAATGTCTTGTGTACATCCAGAGCACTTGTCCTCTTTCTTCGTGGACAACTAAAATATCACCTATATGTCTCTTTCTCCGTCTTCTGTTGCTCCACGCGCATTCCGGGAAATTATTCTTCCTCGGTCTGTATCTTCCGAAAGCTCCATGATGCCACACGTTAATTTTTTTATCATCCATCATAATCTTCTCCTAAAACCACACCCAAAGAAACGCAAGCGCAATCACAACTGCATGAAAGCATTTCCATAATACCCACGCAAGTTCACTTTTTTCGTTCCTGCGATTATTAATCAGCCACATCCATATCGCACTATAACCGATAATACCAACCACAATGCTTGCGATTCTCAGCCCTAGCTTAATCTGTTCCATGTACATTCTCCTCTTCTAACAGTTCAGGATTGTCATAGATATTGCCAATAGTTTGGAAACCATCTAAATTCGCCCAATATCCCAAGTCTTTTCTAAGAAAATTAACATTGTTCCACTTAATCAAGAAATAGCCATCTTCGTATCCAACTACTCCTTTATACCATCCAGCCTGAACAATATCTCCCTCAAAGATTTTCTTCCCGTCCTTGTCGGTTAATCCTGTATACTGGCAAATGGTATCTTCATCAATCAGAAATTCACCCTAGAGACTTTTATCGTAAATATAATCCTTATCACTAAGATAGCCATGTACCCATGTTCCGTTGAGATGCTCATTACCTGAAGTTGCATGAATATGTTTCGCTCTGAAAAGCATTTCTCTATTCATAACTGTCAACCACCTCCAACTTTTTCAGATCCTCGATTGACCATATCTCTTCATTGCCTTCCCATTTGACCATTGGAAAGTCTACATCAAAACGGCAATTTAAACTAAACCAATTAGTAAGACCGTCTTTATATGCAAATAAAGTACCATCTCTATGTCTTCCGATGTATTTGAATTCTTCACCAAGATACTCCAAAAACACCCTGTCCTTCTTGCTTATCACTATCACTGACTTTTCGATGTACTCTGACTCTGCCCATTCTCTTCTTGCCTTGTCACAGTCTCCCATCTCCAAAAACAAACAAGCTGTACATGGAGCGTCACAGCAATCCGCAACTTCATTCGTATTTTTATCAACCCTAAAATCGTGTCCTTTGCAAGCAATCTCCACAATCTCTGTTGCAAACTTCTCTTTATTTTTCATCTCTTCCACCTCGCTTAACAATTTCAATGGCATCACGATATGCGTTATTCTTCCCAACCATTTCGCCACAATTAAAATAATCTTCTATGGTTTCAGTCGGATAGCCTTTCCTTACTTTTTCAAAAATATCCATACGCAAATTTTGCAATTCATGTATGACTTTCTCCACATCAAACGCTGTTTTGTAATTCCTTAATGTTCGGATTTCAACTCTACAGTTAGTCCTGTTATTTTGTAATTCTTGAATTTTTGCATCTATATCATATATTGTGCTTCCTTCAAGTTTTCTCGCTTGCCATCTCTCTATTGCTTTTGTCAATTTCATTATCTCCTCTTCAATTCTTGCGATTTCTGCATCCGCATCAATTAGTCTCATCTTCTTCACGCTCCTCGTCAAGTGTTCCGTAATAGATCCAATATATCGAATCAAAACTTACAAATATATCATTTCCATCAAATCTAATATATTTAGGTTTCTCCCCAAAATGAACTTTCATCAATCTCACTCCTTATACGGTTTCGGAAGTGGCATCCAGGCAACCACCTTATACATCAGCGTTCCTGCGCTCCCATTCTTGTATCTATCCCACCCAAGAAAACCATGTTTGATATCATTCCAATGGCCTCCATCTGGAAATACTAGATAGTTCGCAATGCTCATCAGTGTTTCCGGTATTCCCGCAGTTTTTTCCAGGTTTACCAAACACATTTTTTCGTCTTTCGGCAACCTCTCAGTTACCGGAATCCACTTCTGACTCTGCAGCGCAATAGCAATTTTCGCAAGTTCGATAGCGTCAAGCCATTCTCCACATTTTTCTTTTTCCTCAAACTCCGCTAACTTCTCCATCGCTTCTGACAGCTTGTTCTTGTCCTTAATCACTGCTTTACCGCAGTGATAGGTTGTTAATCTTTCCTTCATTCTCTCACCTCTTCCAGCAAGCCATTCACTACCAATTCACACTCGATCTCGGTTGCTGTCCGCTTGTCACTGAATTTACAGTTTGGATTCTTGTGTATCCTTGCATCTTTGATCGGGCATTCAGATTCCGTAAAATGCTTACTGTCCACAAACATCACTCTGTGTCCGTTCTTCACGCAGAGATAGTAACTCTCTGCGCTTTTTGGAAGTCCTCGGCAAGGCTTGAATCCGAATCTCGCAAACTCACTTGCTTTTACCTTTGGTCTTAATCTCACGATATCTCACTCCTTTTTCATACTTTGTACATTCCGACGGATCACAACCCCGTTCATGGTCAGTGATTAAAATATAGTCGCAGCCTTTTCTTGCGTCAGATGCTCTGTATTTACATGTCATGCAAAGATGTCTGTTTCCGTTGAAGCTATGTGCTTCTCTTTCTTTCCTTCTAATTTGACCGGCGTATATGCTGATAGTGCTATAGGAAATTCCAGTCTCTTCCGAAATCTGCTTATATGTCTTTCCCTCTTTCATCATCTTTTTGATGATCGCTTTCTTTTCGCTTGGCTCTTTCATTTCTTCCTCGCTCTCTAAATCTCATCATCTGCTGGAAACTGAAATAAATACTTTTCGGCAAGTTGTTTTCTAACATCATCGATAACAGAAACGGATATTTTCGACAAAGTGTCAGCCATCTTCTGAATCATATCTTTGTTAAGTTCACTCTGTGCATACTGTTCTCTGCACATTTCCATAGCTTTGATTGCTTTTTCTTCGGTGGAATATTCGCCTAAAATATAAACTCTATCTCCTTTGCCGAGGTCATTCCCCGGAAACGTTCCAATGATTGTTGCCATATTTTTTGAATATGGGGATATTGCAAGCAATTCATAAGGCGCATCCAGTAATCCGCTCTGACTAATGATTCTCATAACTAACTCCACCTTTCGTATCCCATGCGCAAATGTCGCAATCCTCAGGACATACATTTGCCTTTATTGCTCTTTCGCACATCTCCATTTTCAATTTCCTATCATCTTCAATGTCTTTAATAAAACCGAGCTTCCTCAGGATTTTATGAATCAGTGATTCTTTTCGCACTTTATTTCCCTCTTTCTTCTTGCCATGACCATGTGCTTTCCGCTTTTCTGCAATTCACCATAAATCGAATCACATATTGCTGATATCCCAATGTTTCTCGACAGGCTCTCAAAATAATTTGTATCCGTCTTTTCCCATGTCCTTGTTGGTGCGTGGTAAAATCTTCCGTCTGCTGTCTCTACCATCGTCTGTTCCTCACATGCTGTAGGTGTGTAGAATTTCACACATATACCTCTTACACCTGATTCGTAACATCTGATTTTGTCACCGATATCAAACCTTCTCATTTTTCTCTTCCTCTGTGATACTTCACTTTATTGTTTTTGATTGCATCCCATACAATCCTTTTAAATTCTTCATCTGTAATCGCTATTACTTTCCCATGTTCCAATCTTCTTTCTTCAACAAGATATATAACGTTGCTCACCTTGTCCAAATCAAGTATTGCGATATCTTCCGGATGCATAAACAAAATACGTTTATTTGACAGCTCTATTTTTAGCCTGGCTTCTTCAAGCGCTCTTATAAAGTCTTTACCATTCATCTTTTCTTTCCTTTTCAACCAACAGTTATAACTGCTGGATTTACAACGCCGTCACCGTCATATCCTTAATCTTTGTTGTGCCATTTTCTTAGGCATTCTCCGTATTCCCAGTATAGAGAAAGAATACGGACAGCTGCTCCGTACATAAATCTTGAGATTCCCTCTTTATCCGCTTCATGGCTCAACTGCTTTGCATTATCAACAATAACTTTCATTTCATCATCTTCTGATGCTTCTATCTTCTCTTCCATCATTCCTGCCCATCTTTCAGCATATGTAAAACACGCTCTACCGTATGGATTACTGTTTTTTTCATACCAGTCTTTATATTCCTGTTCTTTACCTTTTACAATTTTCATCTTCATTCTCCTTCCATTTCTTCTCACTGAATTCATCCGGCTCCATATATGTGTTTCCATCACACTCGATAACTCCATGTCCGTATCTGTAAGCACATGCTCGGCAAAGAGGGCGAAATCTATTCATTCCTTTGTACTTACCTTTGGTTATCTTAAACACTGCGACATACGGCTTTGATTTGTGATATCTGAAATGAGATTTCATTTCACCGCCACAACACCAACATTTCTGATTCATTCCTGTCAGTTCATAGAAGTCTTTTGTATAGTCATGCATAAGTCCACCATACCGAAAAGGCTTATCTCTCAGTGTATTCTTTCCTTTCATGTGATTTCTCCTTTTCTTCATCAGTTCCAGGATTCTTCCGGTTCAGCTTTAACCTCAACATCATCATCGTGCATCTCCATAATATCTGTGATATCGCAGAATGCTCGATCTAACCGCATCATGAAAATGTCAAATTCATCTACGTATCTTAATGAATTGATATCAAGTTCGCTTTTGAATCCTGTGATACGGAATCTATTACTTCTTGATTCATATAAATGGATTTCCTTTGTCAGCTTCTCATCCTCTACACACTTAAAAACTAAATCGCAAAATCTTCCTCCGAACATACTATTTCTTATATCTACACTTACTTCTACTTCCACATTCTGGTAACTCGGTCCATCGTCTGTGCAGATTTCAAGTTTAGATGTATCTACATTCTCGCTGACATATTCCTTGTATTTCTCGAATACGTCTTTTAAGCTGATTACATCTTTATCCGGCTCTGTCATAAGGCTTTTGAAGTTTCCTAAAATCTCCTTGTTGTCAACTAAATTCGTGCTGTTGATAATTTCTGTGAGAATTGCATCAAGTTTTACCACATGATCATCCAAACTTACTCTTTCGATTGCCGGTGTCATTACTTCTTTTACTTTCTCATCAATAACCTTTCTTGCATCACCATTCCATCTGAACTGTTCTTCGATACTGCTTTTCAGTGCTTTGGTCACGGCATCGGATACAAGCTCTTCAACTGTTCCGTCATTCAATTTATCTGTTACTGCTTTCGCTATTCTTTCTTCAAATGTACTCATAATTCGTTCCTTTCTCCTTAAAAAAGCGTAAAAAAATACCAACCACCGAATATTGATGGTTGGTAAAATATTATTCATCTATTTTCATCCATATAGTTCCTTCTGGGGAATCTTCTGGTTCCTCTTTTGAAAATATGATATCAGGCTTGTTTTTCGTTTTTTCATCAGTTATTCTTTCAGCTATATGTTCAGCATCCGCCACATTTATACCAGAATTATTTATTGTATTAGCAATTTGTGAATTATTATTCTTTGATTCACCCATATCGATTTTATCTTCATCGTTGTTCTTTATCAATTTTATTCCCACTCCGCCAACAAATAATCCTATGATACCAGTGATAACACCTATTAAACCTATAATATTGTCGAAATTCCCTAAACTATCATTTATTTGCTTCAATACATCCATTGATATTCCTCCCGTACATTTATACGGAAATTATACCATTTCAACCATCAATATTCAATTGTCAAGGTGCTTTCATGATTTTTCTCCACGTTTACAAATATCTAAAGCACAATGCATACATCTTTTGC